AGATAGGTGAAAAAGGGTTAGCCCTAATTAAAGAATTTGAAGGTTGTAAGCTGCAAAGCTATAAATGCCCAGCAGGTGTTTGGACGATTGGCATAGGCTCAACTCGCTACGCTGATGGAACACCTGTGAAAGTCAATCAGGCGCTACCAACCGAAGCAGCGGCTTTGCATTTGCTTGCGCAAACGCTTGCCCCTTATGAACACGCCGTAAACGCGGTTAAGGTCGAGCTAACGCAGAATGAGTTTGATGCGCTGGTGTGCCTTTGCTATAACATTGGCACGGGCAACTTTGTTTCGTCAACGCTTGTTAAGATGCTAAAAGCGGATGAACCTAAATCTGAAATAGCGGCGCAGTTTCTGCGCTGGAACAAGGCGGGCGGTAAAGAGTTAGCCGGACTTACTCGACGCAGAAATGCAGAAGCGGAATTGTTTTTAAGCGAGTAAATCGTCACGTTCACGATTAGCGCGAAGGATGCAGTAGCGCTGATGCAATCGCACCAAGATAGAGCGTCTACGTTTACCGTGGCGCTCTGATTTAATCATTTTTTCTAGCTCGTCTTCTGAGTAATTATTCAAATTAAAGAAGATGTCGCGCCATGTTAAGTTGTTCATTTTAGCTCCTCTAAAGCAATATCTGAAATTGCGCGTTTGTCATGCAGACTTGCAAATATGCGCTCGTCTACGGTTTTGTCTGTTAGCAGTACATAGCAATATACAGCGTTCTTTTGTCCACTACGGTGCAATCGTCCAATGGTCTGCTCATATCTATCAAGTGACCAAGGAAGCGACAGGAACACCATTTTACTGCCGCCAAATTGAAGGTTTAGCCCATGTCCTGCTGATTTAGGGTGGACGAGTAGCAATTCTACTCGCCCTGCGTTCCACGATGAGATAACGCCTTGCTGGTCGATTGTCCGCGCGTTAGGGTACCGGCGTTTAAGTTCTTCAAGCTCTGCTTGAAAGTTGTACACAATAATCGTATTGGCGTGTTGGTTCTCCTCAAGTATCTCGTCTAGTCGGTCAAACTTGTGGCGCGAAAACCATGCGGCGGGTTGCCCTTCAATATACGAAAACCCGCTGGCCATTTGTTGCAGTTTGTTCACCACCACAGCGGCGTTAACCGCTATGATTTCTTTTTCTTCGTAATACACCACAAAGTCTTTCTTCATCTCTTTGTACTGCTTCATGTCCATCGCGCATTTGACTGGTACAACGTTAAGGGGAGGCAGAGTATCCATATACTCTTGCGTGTCGATAAGATACGTTGCAGGCTTAATTTCCGCCATTACGTCACGCAGTGAAGTGGACTTGGCTACCCATTCACCAAAGTCTTTATTGAGCAGTACGAAATACTTTTGAAGAAACGCTGTCTTGGATTTTCCAAGAAGTGATGCGTCTACTATTTTGCATTGCCCAAACACGTCCTCAAGCCCGTTGCTAGTAAACGAGCCGGTAAGCCCCCACTTAACTTTAAAGTCCTTAATTAACCCAAATAGCGCTTTAAAGCGTTTGCCTGATGGGTTCTTTAGCACCGTCAACTCGTCAAACACAATACCGTCAAAGCCTACCAGCGGAGGCGTTGTTTGCAGCGTATCGTAATTAGTCACTACTACCTGCGTCGGTTTGTTGAACGCTATCAACCGCTGCGCGTAAGAGCCAACGGCGATAGATACTGTCAGACTTGGCGCCCACTTCGCTGGCTCTATCGTCCACACGTCCGTGCAAACACGCTTTGGCGCTATCACTAAGAACCGGCGTATTCTGCCCGTGTCGAGCGCTTGCTGCATGGCGGTTAGCGTTATCGCTGTTTTGCCTGCCCCCACTGGGGCGAGAATCATGCCCTTGTCTATTTGGCTCAAAAAGGCAACAGCTTCTATCTGATTGGGTCTTAGCATTGATAAATTTCCATCTTAAATACGCCGTTTGTGGGTGGTCTGCCATCATTGGAATGGTGCAGCAAGGGGTATAGCATATCCATACCCCCTTCATCGTTTTGAGTTTTGGCTTCATCTATCCCGCCAAGGTAGCACGAAGTCGCTAACCTTTAGGGGGATAAACGGCACAGAATCTAGCCATTTAAGCAAATTCATGTAGTTTTCCATATCCTCGCCACGAAGGCCTTTAATGGTTGGGTCTTGGTCAACAGGGCCACTTTTAAACGCATACATTAGAAATTCTCCAATTTGATTAGTCTGTCTAAATACCATCTTGCTTTGCGTAAATCTTCAACACCGCCTTTTTCTCTAAAGCGCCATTGATACTTAAAAACATTACCGCGCAGATACCCTCTGAATTCATCTTGCGTAAGCATAGCTTCCATCGCGTCGATGCACTGCATCTTGTCGCCTTGATAATGTGCTGGCGCGTTTACACTATCGCTCTCATGTACACTGTCACCTCTTAACATAGCGACATCTCCCAACGTTTAGGCACTAAATAGTGCGTTCTTAGAAATTCCATAAAGTGTTCATTTCGGCGTCTGCCCATTGGTCGCGATTTGGGCTTTTCTCTTATTTCTTCATCGCGAAGTTTCTTAGCTAGAAGTTTAGCGCAATTCGCCTCTAGTAATTTTTTATTAAAATACGCTCTTGAATACCCGTTTTCTACTCGGCGAGTAAACGGCTCACCGCGCATAAGCGCTGACACGCTAGGGTAGCGCAAGTCGTTTTCGTCACAGAAGTCAATCATGGTCATTTCGTCTTCAGACGCTTTAATGACTCTAATATTGCTGATGCGCAGATTAGTTGGATTGTCATCTAAATACTCTACGGCGTCAGTATGCGCTGGGTACCAACCATAGGCTAAAAACACCGCAACTTTCCACGCTAAAAAGTTAGAGTGTAGTCCACTCTTTTTAACGTTGATTGTTGCGTTTTTGTTTTTCCAGTTAAGCGCAGCAGGCGTAGACGCGCACCCTTTGTAAAAGTGTCCTGTTTGACTGTTGTACTTTACCGCATCTCTTACTATATCTAAATCTTTGTCATTCATGTCCGCTCACCACGTCAAAAAATCGTACTCTGTCGTTCATCGATAGGTTGTTTAGCGCTTTGTATAACTTGCGCGTTTCGCCGTTGTGCTGACGTATTAAACGTTTGCATCTTGCACGAAAGCGTTGCTCGTTAAGCTCGTTAATTAAGCCAAGCGTAAACACTTCGCTAGTAAATCTGTCTTTTAAAAAAGGGCTAAGCCCTATAAATATTTGTGAAATGTTCATCTTTGGTGCCGTATATCGTTAAAAATGGGTCTTCGTTCTTTGCAGCGGTCGCACTCGCGGTAACCAAAGCTATTATATATGCGCCAGTGGTCATGTTTACAGTCAACCGTTGTTGGCGCAGGCGTCACTGGTGATACTGGTTTTACTAATGACATAGCCAAATTCCTGTTAAAAATAGTATCCCGATATAAAACATGAGCGCTGCAACATCATCGATTTCCATTACCCTTCCTCCAGTGCGCGAAGCATTAGTTTTAACTGCTCGATTTCTTTAAGGAGTTGAAGTTTAATTTTCTTCAACTCCTTTTTATTTTTCTGAGCCATCTCAAGGCGTTTGTAACATTCGTCTTTTGTCATTTTGACACCATGTTACCTTGCACATCGCGCGTCATTTCATAAACGCCATACACTTTGCCGTCACGAAGCATAAACTCGCCAATGTTAGTTTTAATAATGTTTTGATATTGTCTGTGTGTTGCGTAAATTGTTAACGTTGACGCAACAGCGCCAATCAAAAACGCGCCAATGGCTATGTATAAAAGTTCATCTTTCATTTTCCATTCCCCCTAATGCCAAGTCTAAGTCTGGCTTTGTCTAAATCTTTAACGCGCCACAAGAATGACGGTGCGCCTGCTTCGGATAATCTTATACTGCCGGCAGGATATACCCCCATCTTAACGATGTGATAGTCCATACTGGTGCGGCTAACTTTATGCGCCGCGCAGTAGGCTTTTAAGGTTATTTCAGTCACCATCTGCTCCATTTACAGGCTTTTCAATTGACGCCAAATCTTTTCGCCCAAGCATCAAATTATCTTCAGTTACCCAAAATAAAGCTACTTTTGCTATTGCGGTGTTTTCTGGGGCTTCAGCCCAATCTATACTCAAAGGCTCACGCTTTAAATCACGCTCAGCTTGCGCATAGCCACGCTGGTACATCTCGCGTGCCGTCTGCGGTGGTTGTTTTTCGTTCCATTCAATCAATTTTTTTATAAAACATTCTTCGTGCGGTTCGGTACATTCGCCAATGTCATCATGAAAATTTTGTATTTCTTTAAGTTGTTCTTTTGTTAATAAACTCATTGTACTGTCCCCGTTGCACTATCATTGCAAATTGCGCCAATAATGCGCGTAGGGCGCTTGAATAGCTGATACGCCCCTACGGCAAGGGCATATTCTTCTTT